TTCACTGTTCCACCACTGCACATTTGATGATTCATCAAAAAACGCCATGATGCGTTTTTCCCAGGAACTCCGATAAATAACATTACGAGAATTGCCTTTATATTTCTCAATGTGTTTTGGTACGAACTTTCCCTGTCTATATTTTGTTCTACTCATAGGTACAATTGTCAGTTACTGTTTTAACATATCCATATAAAAAGAGAGACTTTCAAAAAATATTTATGAGGATGGATATTGTGGAGAACAAAGTTGATCCTGCGGTAGGAACACCTGACGATAAAACAAAGGCATCAATATACATGCCTGCACCAAAAGGATTGCTAATTGAGAACCACTTGATCAATTGGAGAGGTTCTGATTTAGGTATCTCAGGTGAACTTGTCATGAATAGTTCTGACCGTGTCCGTGATGCTTTCAACTCTTCAGGAACAACTGGTTTTGTTTCTGGACTTATGTCAAGCATGGGTACAGTTGTTGACGAGGCATCAAAGGCGGCATCAACTTGGGTTGATCGTCAAGTGATGGAAGCAACTAGTTTTGGTTTACCAATTATCAATCAAGCATTTGGACAAACAGCAAGGTCAAATCATACACTGATGTTTGAAGGTGTCGACAAAGTGCGTGACTTTATTCTTGAATGGAATATATTTCCAAACAATTATGAAGATGCCGATTCAATTGAAACTATTATTGCTGTTCTACAAAAGGCAGCATTACCTAAAATTGATAATAAAACAATTCTCGATAAAATTCAAGATGTTGCAGTCTCTGCTTTTTCGGATAAAAATGAAGACCGTGATGTAAAAGAAAACAAACCCGTAATGCCATCGGGTTTATATAGTGTAACGTATAAGTTACCATACAAAGTTAAGCTTAAATTATTTGAAAGAAAAGATTCGAGTGGTGCTTATAATAATCTATCGACAACAGATTTAATTGAAATTACACACCTAACAAGTTTTCCAAAAGAACTTGTAATGAGAAACATTTATCTTGAACATGATATTAGTGGCACACAACCACCATTAATCGAATATAATGGTGAATACTTTCATACAAAATATAATCTTCGTGTATCATTAACAGATATTACTGTTACAACAAGTGAAGATATAAACTACACCTAATATGTCAACACCAAATGAATTAAGATTTCCTGCTGACTTAGGTACGGGACTTATAAAAAACTATATTCGATTTCAGTTTTATGAAAAGACTAAAACAAGTCCAAGCGTTACATATGATCCAACAAGTGTAAATCTTGCAAAGTATACTCGGTATAAGCCAGATATCTTTTTACCGATAACTCCTGATCTATTTCGTGATGTATTAGGTATTGCTTATAATGAAACAAATCTTGGTGTTCTTGGTTCTCTGTTGTATAATGAGGCGAAGAGAATGAATGATCTAAGTGCCGAATCAATTGAAAGAGCATTTTCAAATGCACTATCAACAGAGGCAATTAAAAATGGCATTAAATCATATGTAAACACCCAGATAACAACCTCAAGTGTAGATGCTGTTAAGGCGTATGCTTATAAAAATGGCATGGCATATAATCATAACTTGATGCTGATGTTTAATGGCACAGCCTCACACTATCGATTCTTTCGTTTAAGTTGGACGTTAAGACCTAAAAATGAATTTGAAGCAGACACAATTCTTAAAATTGAAAAAACATTTTTGAAAAACATTTTACCAACAACAGCAAATGGTGGAATGAATAGTAGAGATTTAAAGTATGATAATCATTTTAAGTATCCTTATGAAATTCATATGAAGGTATATATTAATAATCAAGAATTTACTAAGTTTAATTTATTACCCTGTTTTGGTATCTTCTTTGATGCCTCTCATGAAGAACACCAAGAAGGTCTTGAGTTATCTTTAATGAAAGGTAAAGGTGATCGTATATACTATACCCAAACAATTTTAAACTTGGGTCTTCAAGAAAAAGAACAATTTACAAGAGAAAGTGTTACATTCTCAAGAAAGCCAAAACAATTAGTTGAGGATATATTCAAATGAATTTCTTTCGCAATTTTCCAAAAACATATGTTAAAGTTGAGAATGTAAATATTGCGTTGATTGATATTTCAATTCGTACAAAAATTATGGATTGGATTACAAAAACAAATGAACACTTAGTTAAAGGTACATATATTCTTGAGACTGAACAAAGACCAGAACAGGCATGTTATGAATTATATGATACTACAGATTATACTTACATATTATTAATATTGAATAATGTATATGATGTCTATGAAGATTGGATACATCCAACAGAAATACTTGATAAATTGATCATTAAACAGCATGGTTCAATTTCAGCAGCAAGAAATAAAATATATCAATGGTATGACTTTTCAGGTACAGAAGTTTCCGAAAAGTCACCAGAAAGATATAAGAGTTTAAGTTATTATGATAAAATGATGCAAGATAATGAACGAAAAAGAAAAATCAAAACTCTTGACCTAGCATCAACAATGCGCATACACAATGATTTTGCACAAGTTTTAAGTAAAATATGAGGACGATATTTTCAAAAACAAAAAAAGAAGACCTGTTTCCCGAACAAATAGGTGACTATGAATTGATCTCTTTAATGCTTGAGTCACCAAGAGATGATAAAGGCACAGGTATTAAGTTTAAACAATATGGTCTTGATTTCATTTATACAAATTTTAGTATATACGAAGACTTATATTCAAATTGTTTGACAGGTTCTGTAACACTAATGGATGGAAATCATTTAATTACAGATTTTCCAATCATTGGAGAAGAAACAATTGAGTTATGTTTTCGTTCAATGAATACACCAATTTGTATATTATTAAGAATGAGAGTTACTGGTATTTCTCCAGTTTCTAAAGTTAATGAAAATACTTATTTGTACACATTGTATCTTACATCAAATGTAGCCATTGAAAGTGAAAAGCAAAAGATATCAAAAGCATTTCATGAGGGCACTGTCTCACAAATAGTTGAATATATTTGTTTGAAGTATTTGAAAATGATTGATGATTCAACTCTTTCTTTTCAAAAAGAAGGTGATTTCTCATTAAAGCATAAAGATAAGTATTCAAATTATTTTGCAATTGAAACAAATTCTGGTCATACTGAAAAATATATTGCACCATATTATTCACCATTTCGCATAATAAATAAATTATGTAAAAGAGCAATATCAGAAACTGGATCATTATATTTTTTCTTTCAGGATATCAATAAGTTTCGTTTTATTAGCCTTGAGGATTTATTTAAGAAAAGAGATGGTGAACAAGCATTTAAAAAATTAGTTTATATACCAGCAGATAATATTAATCGTGATAATTTAGGTGCGTGGAATATTGTTACAGATTATAAGATTAAAGATAAGTTTGATGTGTTCAAGAATATGTCAAGAGGATTATATTCTTCTGTATATTCATTTATTGATGTTGAAAAACGTAATGTAACAAAAAAGGAATTTTATTATCAAAGAGATGCAAAAAAATTCCATCATATTAATAATGACAAATTTTTATTAACAACAGACAATAGTGATATAACACATAAGATTTCAGAAGAAATTCCAAGCACAGTTGCTGGTGTTGTAATGTATCATACAGGTGATCCAGAATCTCAAGATCGAACAATACACCATGCTGAGGTGTTGCAAAGAAGATTAGCAATGCAAGCAAGCATTGACTCAATGGTTATTCAAGTTGTTCTACCTGGTGATACATCTGGACAAATTTCAATCGGTGATATTGTTGAATTTGTATTTCCAAAAAATGATAAAAAAGAAGGTGACCAATATTTAAGTGGTAGATATATGGTCACTCGAATTAATCATTCAATCGATACTGTAAAGAAATATTCATTAATTGTTGAGTTGGTGACTGATTCAATAAACAATGATTATCAATTAGTACCTGAAGTTCCAAATAGTAAATTAGGAATTAAAACAGTAGCAAAAGAAATATTACTGGAGCAGGATCAAGATTTAGTAATGTCTTCGATATTATCACTTGATGCAGTTGACCGATATAATGAAGAAACAAGAAAAACAGATCTAAGAGATCGTACAGTAGGTAATTAATATGTTTGATACAGATTCATTAGCATTTGGTAAAAATATGATTTGGTTTGTCGGTGTGGTAGAAGACCGCATGGACCCAAATTTTCTTGGTCGTGTACGAGTTCGATGTTTTGGTTTTCATTCAGAAAATCGTGATGATGTACCAACTGATATGTTACCATGGGCAATGGTAATGCAACCAACTCAATCAGCAGCACAAACAGATGTAGGTAAATCTCCTACAGGACTTGTTGATGGTTCTTGGGTAGTTGGATTTTTTCTTGATGGTGATGAAGCACAGCAACCCTTAGTGATCGGTTCACTTGGTGGTTATGCAAGAAAACCAGAGAAGTTAAATCCTTCAGATGCTTCTGATTGGTACAAGTATGGATTTAAAGATGTACGCACAGGAAGCAATCTACAACGAAGAGGCTTTCCTCAACCTCCTGTATCTGTCCGCAGAAAACGTGGAGATGAACTTGGTGTTGAAGTTGAAGAAGATGATTTTGTATCAAGATATCCTAGAACCGGTTCTGAAGATGAACCAACCACACCAAAACTTGCAAGAGGTCTAAATGACTTAACTATTCGGTATGATCCTGAAGTTTCTGCAACGTCAACATATGATCAAACGCAAGCAGCATTCAAAGAACCACTCTTATCAAAAACATTGAATGTTAATCGTAACATTCAAACTGCTGTACCAAGTTTCAAGTTTGACCAACCACAGCCACCCTATCGTGCAATCTATCCTTTCAACCATGTTTTACAAACTGAATCTGGGCATATTGTTGAATATGATGATACACCACATGGTGAACGAATTCATGAATATCATCGTTCAGGAACATTTCGTGAAGTTCATCCAGATGGTACAGTTGTTAAGCAAAACATGTCTGACAAATATGATTTCACAGAAGCACATAGTTATGAGTACACTAAAGGTGCTAAGTATCAAACACACCGAAGAGGACTTGCTTTACTGATCAATTCTGCACGTTTAGCAGGTGAGAATTATGAACTTCGTGTTTGTGGAAGTAGCAATCACAATTTAACAGTTGAAGACGGTGACTACAATGTTCGTGTTCAAACAGGTAAAATTGATATGCTTACTTCTTCATTGCAATTGAGAGGACAGAACGAAATCATTCAAACTGCTCCATTGATTCAGACAAATGTTGGTAATCATCTTCACAGAATTCAAAATGATTATACTGGAGATGCAAGAGGAATTTATAATATTGCCGGTGGTGCAGTTAAAGTTACTTCTGCAATGAACACAAATATGGCCGCAGGTGATAACTGGACATGTAGTGCAGGACATACCATCAATATGACTGCAGAGAATTCATTTGCTATGTTGCCGTTCTATGCACCAGAGCCTGTAGCATTCTCACAAGTTGCTCGGCATGGTCATATTGAATTGAATGCACAAGATGGAGATACTCGTATTTCGTCAAGGTCTGCTGTTGGTGGTTTACTTGGTGTGATGGGCGACAAAGGTTCATTCACTGTAACATCACCACTTCGTACATCAATTGCTTCAATTTTTCAGATGCAACCTGCTCCTGAGTGGGAAACTCATATGTCTCATCCATCAAGTTTGGTTGGACAAACTCAGACAGGATACATTTACCTTGTATCAAAACTTGGTAATATTGTTCTTGAGACACAAACATTCAATAGTATAAAAATCAAAGCCACACCTGTTGGTACAGTTGAAACACAAGGTGGATATATACAAACAGTATCGACATCAACAAATATATTTTCAAGCTCAAGAATGAATACCTTCATCAATGCAGGTATGGGTATCTACACCAAATCAGTTATTGGTACTCAAATTCATTCTGGCATGGAAGTGTTTGTTAAAGCAGATACTAACATTGATCTATTTGCCTCTCTTGCTGGTTCGTTTCATGTGAACACAAGACTTGCACTTGGAGATTTTCGAGCATATTCACCAGCACTTCGTGGTGATGAATTCATGAAAATGTTTTTAAATCATTTTCATTTAACACCACTTGGTCCAACAAGCACTGTTTCAACGTCAGGAGATCCTTCAATTGTAATGGGTGTGATGAGGTCGTTTTGTCAAAAAACATTTGTATGGTAAGAAATGAGAGATCCTGGTATAATGATTCCCGAATTTATTCGAGCAAATCGCACATTTGATCCTATTTTTCCAGGTGTCAATTGGGCGTTGACTGTTGGTAATGCGATTTCAGCATACATGATGGGTGCTGAAAATATCAATAAGATACGTTTTAATCCATTTTCATTTGTATTTTGGATGACTCCTGTTCCACTATTAATGGTCGCTCAAAAATCATATGCAATTGCTCCATGGGAATTTGGTATTAAAGTTGGTATTGCAATTGAAAGATCTATTATGACAATATATACACATGGACAAATTAACTTAATCTATGTACCAGGACAATTACCAATACAAATGGCTCAAATTTTTGAGAAGCCTACCGTAGCCGGTGAACTGCCTGCTGTAAGAATGGCAACAGCAATACATGCTGCAGTAAGTACAATTTTAGTGACATGTATTGATACATCCTATCCACCACAACCTTTGACTGGGCCACTTACTTAAAAATGTAATTAAACTATGTTAAACGCTATTACCTATTCACCAGAAAGTTCTGGTAAAAAAACATATTGGGAAGAAGACTGGAATAATAAAAAAGTCAAAATCTGGTATGATAATGATTGTCTTTTTGATTTAGCAATTCCTGCTGGTTCCTCTGGCATTGGTACAACGTATGGATGTATTGCAAATGCAACTGGAAACTTTGCAAAATATAAAGTGCAACGTTTTCATCAAATGTGGAATGCTGGAAACTATAAAAAACGTTATGCGATTAAAGTAACTCTATGTCCAAACTACTCAGCAGGAATGGGCGGAGGAGGAGGTGGTGGTGTTGGTGGTGGTACTGGTGGTGGTTCAAATATAACATCTGGTGGTGGTGATGCAAACATCGCCTGTATGAGTTTACGCAAATCACTTGGAATGAAATTTAAAAAAGTACCAATTGCTTTGCAAAGTATGAGAGCAGAAATCATCAATAATTGTAATGATATGATTCAAGATATGAAACGATATGCATTTGAAGAAGTTTCAGAAATTGTTCGTGTTTGTACTGCTCTTGGAATTAAACGTGCTTATCTTCGTGGTCTTATTCACAATATTAATGGTGAAGATGATATCGACAAATACATATATCGTTTTAATTTAAATGGCGCTCTTCCTTTTCAAGATCAAGCTCAAGGTAAATTTGCAGATAAAGCATTCTTTTTTGGTACACGCAATACAATACTACTTCAAACAATTTCTGTTGAAGGTGATGCATTAACTGCTGTCTCCGGTGAAGATATCAGTACAGTTGACAATGGTGTTCTACCACTCACTACATTCATTCCAAAATATAGACCAGCTGGGCAAAGTCAAAATACATTTCTACCCTGGCTTCCTACAATGAGTTGTGAATTATTGTATAATATTCCACAGCCAACAAAGTGTATTACTACAATTGACATATCAAGTCAAGCTACAAATCCACCAGATTTAGATATGCTTGTGCCGATTGGTGACAACCCTGCACCATATACCGGACCAAATAAAGGATTCCCATATTCAAAAATGGTTAATCCTATACCTAAGCCATTGCGAATGGTAATGGATGGAAGTCCTGTTGATGGTGAAAAAGTTATTCTATCAAATCGTTTTGAGTTATCTGGAATTGTTAAGATTTCTGCTGGTGATGAAGCAGTAGTTACTATGCAAAATCTACAGGGATTAGATTATCCAACTGAAATCAAAGTGGTAGGAAATACATCACAACTCAATGAAGGTGATGTAATTCTTTTGGATCCACGAAAGGCAGATGCAAATACTGCAAACACTATTTGGGATTTTGAATTTGAAAATCCTGATGATGGAGATGGAACAACAAAGAAACCAGAAGACGGGCCACCAAAAGATAAAGAACATGAAACTGGAATACCACCTGAAGAACCTCCTGTAGGTGACCCTGGTGATGATGACAAACCAATAGTTCCACCCGAAGGATGGCCAGAGGGTGAACCTCCAGAAGTTGATAGTGAAGATCCGCCTTATAAAGAACCAGATCCTGGAGACGGTGATGGTGAGAAAAAGACATTATCTTTCCCAATTACAAAGAAAGATGGTAGTTGGGTGAGTGATGTTCCTTTACCAGGTGGTAATGATGAAGACCCCGATGCTGGATCTTATGCTGGTGAGGTACTTATACAACGTGACCCAATTACAGGATTTGGTAGCCGTTATACAGAAGAATTAGTAGTTGGTGATGTAATTGAACTTCAATATGAAGAAATGATTGTACCCGGCGTCTTCTATTCAATTGGTCACGGATTTATTCATTATAAAGGAACTTACTTCCAGAAATCATACAAACAAGGAATGCACATTGTATTTGGTAATGTGCAATATGAGGTAACTGGACAAAGCGGTGGTGGTGTGTTAACATATAAAGGCTATCGTTTTGAATATGATAATGTATATTCTGTGAAACGTTTAAAAGAAGCCTTCCGTGAAGATGTTTATAATACTGTAGGTATTGAAAACTTTGCACAAGTATCCACAAAATGTAGTTTATATCCTGTTCCGAATAATGTTAAAATGGGATTTGTTACTTTTGAACAAGGTGGTGCAATTGATATGACAACACCAAATTCAATGGGCGTTTACAATAAAGCAGAAGAATATTTTGAAACTGGTGACCTTATTGCAATTGGAGGAATTGAATATCGTTTCACAAACATTTATAATAATTCATTGAGAGGTGTCTATCGTGTTGATGGTGGTGATATTGGTTCAGGTGTTCAATCTACAACTCTAGTGCGGGCATCAAAAGTAACTCGAGCAATGGCAGATAATGAATATTCTCAAGCAATGATTTTACCATATCGTTCATACTTTGCAGTAAGTGCAATTCATAGTGATACCTCAATTGAAGTAACACCAAGCTATGGAATGGCTACAAACTATGAGGGTAAACTCTATCGTGTTGGTTTCAATATACGCTCAACATCGGCATCACCTGATTTGTACAACTCTGGATTTGCAGAAAAAGGTGTTGCACAATTCTTACCAGATGGTTCAGCAACTGATAATAGTGAAAACTTTTTCGTACCAAAAGCAGCAACAGAGAAAGTGATCATGTATGAGCATGGTGAAATCAATTCTACAGGTGGTGTAACAAGTTATAGTGTACAACCAGTCAAGTCAGCAAAGGGTGCATTAAATGGTAAATTCTTCAATCATCTATTCAACGCATCAACTGATTTAGTTCATACTCATGGTGCTGTTGTTTTCCCACATCAATATGATTTAAGACTTGATGAAGAAGAAAAGGGAGAACTATACTTCTCAGCAGGTGATGACCGTTATATTATTCTTGAAACAATGAAAGATAATCACCCAGAATCACATGGTTTCAAAAAGGGTGATATACTTACAATACATAAAATGAAATATAAACCAGACTTTTTCCAAGACGAACCTTTTGGTAAGTTCATAAGACACTCTGATCCTCATTTCTCTGCGCATATGCAAACGGCTGATTATGATGATTGTGGTATGTTAATTGAAGTTGCAGATATTGTTAACCCACATCGGTTTAAAGTTTTAAGAAAAGGTCCATCTTGTAATTCAAATGCAGATAAGTTCTTCCATGCATATGATTTGGATGCAACTTATTATCTTACTGCAACAAATGGTGGCGTCCTTGAATATTGGGCAAAATATTTTAATGCAGTATTCTTGGATGGTACAGTTACTGCAGATAGTGAAAATGAATATTCATCTTATAATCCAACAAGAGAATTTGATCTTTGTTCAAAGGGTACAAATAAAAATAAGTTAAAATGGAATTATAAGAAGGATGCATTTACATCATCATATAAATTAGGAATGACGGCGTTTAATATTGCAATGTCTGGAAATCGTGTAACATTAAATCCGTCAACATCAACCGCAGATGGTACATACATTTTCAGTATGAAACATCCTGTTACTGCTCCGCCTAAATTGCTTGATGTATTCCCATTGAGAGTAGTTGAATTTGAATTAGTAGATACTAATCCGCCATTTCAAGAAGTTTATTACTACGGATAACATATGTTCAAGCTTAAAAGTATAGGATTACTTCCGGGTATGAGTAAAATAAAAATACCTATAGGAGGAAAAATAAAAATACCTGGCGGAGGTGCTATTGGTAGTGCAGTAAAAGGAGTTAAAGGTAATGTTAAAGTTCCAGGTACAGGTCTTAATTTAAAGCCATTGCCAAAACCAGTTGCTCAAAAAGTTGCTAATATGAAGATTCCTCCTGGTGCTACGATTAATATAAATGGTATGAAAGTAACAAATCCGGCACCAAAACAACCTCCAGTAAGTTCTTCTTGTACACAATGGGACGAATCAAAAGGTATGACTTCTTGGCCCACATTAGTAAAACCAGAAATAAAAACAAAGATTGGGGTAAGTCCAGGGGTCGTAACATTTGCTCTCGGTGCTGACTTTGGTACACTTATTAATGATCCAAGTAGTTTATGGAAAGGTGCGTTAAATGGACATCCAGCTATGAAAAATTATAAGTATTATATTATTGCTGGTTGGTCAAAAGGAAGACACATGAAAGTATACTGGGCAAATGATTTGGCAACAGCCAAGCAAATAGATAAAATAATAGCAAGAAAACCTGATATGCCACCGGCACCACCTCCCATAACACTCTCAATGAATGCAGCACTTGTCAATAAGGACGTTGAGGCTGCTTTGAAAAAAATAGGATTCTCAATCAGAGGATTACACATGCTTCTTGATTTTCAAGGCATGGCTCAACAAGGTAAATTTAATAGTCGGCCTCTACATACAAGACGTGGAAAAGTTTGGCTAGGTCCTTGGTCTGGTGTTTTTGATCGTTATCAAGATGGTACAAGCAGTTACACAGGTTTGTGGTGGTGTTTAAAAGGTGGAAAAACTCGTCGAAGTACTGATGGAAGAATGCAAAGAAGTGCTGATACTCAAGATATGCATCCGGCTCAATGGCATTGGTTTCATGTAAGAAATACTCCTTGGAAGCATCAAGGATTAACACAATATAGTGGTGAAAATGGTCCGCCTTGGTTCTGGCCATCTTCTCATGAAGGCGGTAAAGACCATGCTCGGCGTGGAAAAGGTAGTGGTAGTCGAAGTATACATCCAAAGAGAGATACATATTTTGGTATTATTATGAATCGTTGGGCAATGGGCGGTGAAGGTTGGAAAATTTTAGCACAAGATCCAAAACTAAAGAAGATATTTAAAGTTAAACCTGGGTTTAAACTTGAATTTCAACCCGAACTCGATATATCAAAATATGGATCATTTGAAAGATTAACATATGGGTTTTGCGGTTCACACGGTGGTCGTGCAGGAGCAGTTACTGGACTTGCTGCAACACCAAAACCTGTTGCACCAACAGCAACTACAACCATCACTAGTACATCTTCATCTGGTGGTGTGAATAAAACAATGTCAAGGTCAGTGCCAAAATAAGGAGTTATAATGGCAGTAAATTTATTTACAGGTGGATCATTATTTAAACGCATTAAGGGTATATACGACCGTGTAGTGGGTACTGCAACTGTTGTTTGTCCTGAAGTTGTAATCAATAAGAATTGGAATCCTGATAGTCAATATGCAGGTTATGCAATGAAGGTTCCGTCAAAGAACTTTTATGATTACATCGGACCATATCTATGTCAAGATCCTGCGCTACGAAGTGGAACTTATACTGATCAGAAAACACTTGTAAAAACTAAAGGTGTTGGTCTAGGTCAAGATCCATATAATAATGATCTAACAAGAGCCTTAGACCGTGAAATGCACAGTAATCCAGGACCACTTGCATTTACAATGGATTATTCAGATATTCCAAAAAATAATATATTTGTTGCAGAAAGTATTGCAAAAGGAAAGACTGAACTTGCTGATGCTAATATTAGTCCTGGTTCAAGAAAATATAAAAAGAGAGATTGGAAAGAAAAAATAATTAACTGGGAAGGTACTTGGGGTGATACAGATGGCGCCTTTCAAACTGCAGTGATGCTTAAAGTTACAATACATCATTCAAATGATCGTGTTCCAGGTGGCTTTACAGGTAATGTACATCCAACAGGTTCATATGGTATTGTTTGGATTGGTTCTGGTAATGATAATCATGCAGATACTTTTCAAAGTTCTGCACAGCCATGGGGCAATTTCGGTTTTAAGAAATTTTTCAATCAATATTTTTCATCCGGTGAAATGCATCAGGGTAATGATGCGCAATCAGTAAAAGTTTTTATGGTACCGATCTATCGAAAACCATTTGAAAATACATATGTTATTCGTGGTGGTACTTGTGCAAGGGCAGGTAAATATCAATGGATTGATTTACGTTTCTCAATTTGTGGTGGTGGCTTTTCCGGCGGTTCTTGGGGTGCGGGCGGAACAATTTTTGGTAGTGCAATGTCCACACTTTTTCATTGGCTCTGTCAACTACTCAACTTATTTAATATTGGATTTAACGTTCCTTTCACAAATTGCTGTTATTTTGCATTAGGTAATGCATTAAAATCACTTATTGAAGGACCTATCAATTGGGTACTTAAAATTATCAATGATTTCATGGCAATTTTACTTGGTAATGATAAACCTTATAAAGGTTCTTGTAGAATTGATGTTGATGAAATTGGTTCAACATGGATGACACTTGACAGTAAAGAATACATGTTTCATCCTGCAATGAGAAACTTTCATAAGAATGCAACAACATCTGTAAATCCAACACATACAAACAATGAACACTTGTATACTCAGTTTTACTATCCACATATTATGAAGAATCCTTTATTTGGGTATGCAGAAAAATTTGAATGGAAGGTTCCTAATTTTAAGAATGCTCTTGTGAAAAATCCAACATACAATGACAAGGTTAAAATTGAGCATCCCTTGATCAAGAAGTATAAATATTTTACACCTGGTTTATTTTCTTTATTATACGAAACAAACATTGGTGTATTCTATGAACAGTTGTCAAAACAACTTGAATCAAAAGGTATTGCAAGAAGCTATAACATTAAATTATCAGGATATCAAACTGCATCAGATCCAAAAGTAGTGACTAATGAACAAAAAGATTGTCTTGCAGATGTAATATTTCCAACAAACATGACTAAGTTCAACAACTGGATTGAAAATGGTTATGGTACAAGGTCTGCTAAGAATAGTGGTACATTGAGTTCAGTTATTGCTGGTGCGTCAACAACTGCTTCACCAGGTTCTGCTGTACCTGGTGACTATGCTAGTGCTTTAGGAACATATGGTATTAGTGGCGGTAGTTTTGGAGAGATTGATAATATCATGGGTTCATTCTCATTGATGAAAGGATTGGTAGATGCAAATGGTGGTGATGTTGCAAAATGGACACAATCAGCTAACACACACTACAAAGCATTATCAACTGGAAGTCCAAAAGGATTAGCAGTTAAATTAGCACAATTCATTTGCTGGTATCTTGAGCCGAATGGTATTGCAGACCGGACCCGTTCATCTGTTCGTGCTGCTGTTGAGTATGAAAAAGTTATTGATGAACAAATTGATCAATATCGAGCCGCAGCATCCTGTGGTTCACAATATAAAAATTATCATATTGTAGGAACAGATAAGTATGGAAGAAACTGCTCAACAGACACATACAACCCACTCACAAGTGGATGATGAACAAGTTGAAAAACTTGAAAAACAAATCAAAGATTTTGAACGAGTAAAAGATAGTCTTGAAATTTGTTTAGTACAAATTGATAAATTTATGGACGTTCTTTCAGGCCGAAAAAGCTAATGAGTAAAAGATTTCCCGGTGGTGCCGCTGGCGTTGGTAGAGAATTAACGCAATTCGGCAATGCCCTGGCTGGCAAACAACATACATTAATCAATTCTGAATGGCAAGAAATCGCTCTTGGTGATAATTTTGTTGGTATCAGTCTTGAAGATTCAAAGTATTTACTTGAAAATATTGAACACATTGAAGGTCAAGTAGTTTTTGTTTTTGACTTTGCAATCACTGCAATATCATTGTATCGTGATTTTCTTTTCTTCCTTCCTAACTTCATGAATGCTGTCATTACATATTTGGCAGGCATTCTATACAATGCTCTAGATTCTTTTTTGCGTTTGGGTATGTACGCATTGGTTGTTCCACCAAACCTTGCTGACACAAGCTATAAAGGCTTACCAACAACAAGCCTTAAAGAACAAGCAGATAATGCATATAAAAAATTCTATGATGTATCTGATCCAAACATTCCTTACTATCTACCATTTGAAAAAGGTCTAGCAGAAAAGATCATTGATGATGGTGAGAAGATTAAAAACAAATTAAAATATTATTTTGAAGATTCTGCCATTTCTCATAATCTATCTGGTGGTAAAAAGAAAGCATACATGGAAAGAGACTTTCTTGATTTCAAGAAATCAGTTGAGAATCTTTCAATCCCTATGGGATTTTATGATGCTATCTATCTTTACTTTGCTGTTAGTTATGAAAAAAGTAGTACATCAAAAGATAATTTTATAAAGGCTCTTGCAAAAATTTCAGACCTTTTCAAGTTTCCTACAATTGAAGGATTGCTTAAAGAATATGATTCACTCTTCCGACCAAAAAGAAAACGTGTAAAAATTCTATGTGTTGATAAAATTGCAGGCCTCGACAAATCAATGGTCAGTAATGCTAAAGATGATCTAAAACGCATTGATATGGAAACAACTCGTAGAAATTATCAAGATCCAAAACTCGAAGATTGGAGAATTTTTGAGTCTGATCCAATTGCATCGATGACACCTGATCGAAAGAGAAGGATCAAAGCAGCCTTTGAAAAACAATTAATGTATGATAAGTTGTATAAAGAACAACTAAATGAACAAGGTCTTGATGAATTAGTTGAGTTTCGTTTGAAAACAAATTCTCAATTTCAAACACTCAAAGAAGATATACTTGCACTTGAAGATGAAATACAATATTATGATTATAAAGAATACGTTCGAACAGCACTTGATGGTACAGACAAATATGATTATGAAGGATTTCATCAAAAGCTAAAAACAAATGAAAAACATTTTACACAATTAAATAATGTAAGTGCCTATCCAAATGCGGCCGCATTTCAATCTGAACGAGAAGTTTATTATAAAGCTTTTGATGTCTATCAAAATGCAAAAGATAAAGATAATGCAATGGCAAAGGCAGATGCTTTAAATAATATGATGCGGTCACAAGCAAGATTATTTAAGATGGGTGAAAACATCCGCAATGAAGTAATACTTTCGTTTACTCCTCCAGACTTAGCACAAACAGAACGTATTCAAAAACTTACAAGTAAACTTTCAGAAGAACAAGCTATTAAACTAGAGGTCACAAGAAACACACAAGAGTTTTTAAATACAGATTTAACAGATCGTATTAATAAGATTATTAAAAGTAAAGAAGAGCAAATCAAATATCTTGATGGTATTAGTGGAAGTACAAATGTTCCTTATTCTGAAAATGATTTACAAAAATCCGCACAGTTAACATACTTAGGAAATTATTATCCAAATAGTGGTCGTGCATCATTGTATGAAAGTTATATGGAAAAGTTTTATAACTTTAATACTGTTGCTGATGTTGACTATATGTATGATTTTATCATTGAAGTTGATGCAACAGATGGTGATTTCTCTACAAAAATTGATAGCTTTCACTCAGGACAATATGTACAAATTCGGCAAAAGTCAGGCGGAAACTGGCATTATCGTGGTGCTGGAATTATTGTTGCGGATGTTACGGAACATTTTTCAGATGCTGGAGTAGGTACTTGGGTCAAGGCAAATTTCTCAGATATCATTGGACTTACTGCTGATATCAAACGATTGCAAAATGAGATTCTTGGATTTCAAAATTTATTTGAACCAAACACAACTGCATTTGATGCCATTATTAACTTTTTGAAAGATGTTAAGCGAAGAATTCTAGACCTTATTAGTATACTTAAAGATTTAATTCAAATCATTCAGTTATTATTAAGTATATCTTTAGCTGGTAAAGTAATGGGTAAGTATATCAGAGAAAGAGACTATGATCAAATGACAATCGGTCTTTGTGATACATCAAAACTTCCACCACAAACAACAAAGAGGACATTTAAACCAAGCCGTTTAGCAACTGTTCAACATTGGTTAGGAAAAATTCGTGATAAAGACCGTCAACGTGCGGCGGACATTGCTGATGCCATTGATACATTATTCACAAAAACAGATTCTGCCGATGATACATTTCGAAAAGATCATATAACAAATAAAAGTGTGGTGCAAGAATCATACCCTGTACAAGCAGCAATGTATCAAACATCACAACAATTAAAACATAGTATAAAACTTGAGCTTGAGAAAAAAATAGATGCCGTTACGAGTTTATTTGATACAAGCACATCAGCAGTTGTCAATTGGAAGGATAATACTGGGTTTGTTTCTCGAGAAGACGCCGAAAAAATGGAAAATGATAATGAACTTGATTTTTATGAAGCAAAAATATATGCCGAATTAGCGAAGGCGGAATCAAATTTAACGAATGAATTTGGCTTCTCACTTATATTATTAAGTTATTTGCCACAGGGAATACCTTTCTACCCTGTTCGTTTTTTGGCAGAAAAACTAGGTTTGATTGAACAGGATATTGGAATTGTTGGTAATCAAATCAAAGCCAATCAACACGGTACACCATCTGGAAATCGCCCAGACAGTCTCGATCCGGGTATCATCGCAGGTCTGATGCCAAACAAAACACCGGATGACTTAGTTAAGATTATGACTCGAAACAGTATTGCGAGAAATCCTGCTGTTAAATATACACCACAGCCGATTGATTTTAATGTTAAATTCAATGAGTTATTATGTACATCCGAATTTAATTTTACACTCAAACCAATTCTTGATGGAACAATTAAAGGTGAAGTTGGATATTCAATCGGGACACATCATATATCAGTTACTGAAAGTTTGCGGACAAGATATCTTGCAGGTGCATTGATCACAAATACAGATGGATCTCCAATTACATTAACTACTGATAAAGCATTAAATACAAACTATAAATATCTATATGAAGTAACTTTAGATACAGGACTTGGTAGTCAAGGATGTGGAAATTCAAATGAGATTGGAAAACTTCAAGTACATTTAGGTGGATTTCCCTATGCAGCAAGTTCAAGTACAGGCGATGCATTCTTACACACACATCGAAAAGGTTATGAAAGAAACAGTGATGGCAATACTGTATTTCGTTTTGGACGAATGTATAAAAAAACATTTCAAGCAGAAATTTATGTGAAACAAGATACTACACAATTTTTACCTTATATCTTAATTGGCTATGATGAAGATCAAAAATTAAATACATTCCCGTCTTTTAAATTGGTGAATGGTAAAATTAAGTTTTATAGAATAGCATAAATAATAAATGTCCAAATACATAGATTTAGATTTAAAATTTCTACCACATCCACAAACAATGCGTGTGAATCATGTTGTGGGGAAAGCCGCTATCTTTCGTTCTATAAGTCATATACTTTTCACACGTCCTGGAGAAAGACTTTACAAACCTGACTTTGGCATCGGGATTCAAAATCAATTGTTTGAACCAAATGATTTTATTGGTATTGATTCTCTAAAAACAGATATCAGAGATCAAATAAAAAATTATGAGAATCGTATTACTGTAACAAATCTTGAAATTACAAAAGAACTTTATAATCTTGATATAAAACTTTCTTTTTATATAAACACGGAACCATCAAATGAAATAACATTTGAAAGGACTGTCAAACAGATTCGCTAATCAATGTCTAAAATACCTAAAGAACATATAAGTGAATTAGATTTTAATGAGATACGAAAAAACTTTCTTAGTTATGTACAAAATAATTCTGAATTTGCGAATTATGATTTTGAAGCCTCAGGTTTAAATTTTGTTATTGACCTTCTCGCCTATAATACACAATACAATGCCTTTTACTTGAATCAAATCTCAAGTGAAATGTACTTAGATACAGCACAGAAGAGAAAGAATGTTGTATCAATTGCAAAGCAAATGGGCTACACTCCTCGCTCAAAGAAATGCGCCACAGCAAAAGTATTACTTCGTTTAACAGGCGTTGAAAATTTCCGCGGTCCTCTCCCAGTTGAAAGATATACTGAATTTATTGGTAAGAATATTAATGAAGATACATTTCCTTTTGTTCTAAGAAATCGTGTTAATGTTTCAAAGCTAAGAAATTTTGAGGAACCTCTAACACTTATTCAAGGATCATATCAAAGAGAAGAAATAGTAGTTAATAATCTCATGCTTGAAAAAAGATATGAAATACCAAGTAGAGATATTGATCTTGATACTCTTGAAGTTTATATAAAACCATTCCGTGAATCACAAGAAAGAGAAAGATTTTTTCGAGCCGATGATATAACACTCGCAAATAAAGATTCAAAAATTTATTTTATTGAACAAAATTATGAAGGTAAGTATGAATTAATATTTGGTGATGGTAGATTAGGTAGAGCAGTTAAAAATAATAACTGTATTGAATTGCATTATCTAGTCACTCGAGGAACGGAGGGTAATGCTTGTGTTCAATTTCGTTTAAAAAAGAAAGATGAAATATCTGTCAATCATGTGATACGAACAATTGATCCTTCAGGCTCTGGACAAAATGAGGAAGATATTGAAACAATTCGGTTAAGTGCCAGAAAATCTTTCATGAGCCAAAACAGGTTAGTTACTGTGAAGGATTATGAAATTGCATTATTAAGATACTTTAATTATATTGATACTATTTCTGTTTGGGGTGGTGAAGACAATGATCCTCCTTCATATGGCACAATTTTCTGTGCAGTAAAACCAAAAAATCAAATTGCACTTTCAGGCATTCAACGGTCAGAAGTTTATAACAAACTTAAAGATTTAAGCATTGTAACGATTACACCCAAAATAATTGATCCGATTTATACGTTTTTAAAATTAAATTGTAATATAATTTATAATGCAGAAGAAATTACTTCCACTGAAGGTGTAATTATAAATGAAACAAAAATACTCTTACGAGATCATTTAAAAGAAAACTTATTAAAATTTGAAAAACAATTTCATATTTCAGATGTTACTCGTTTAGTTGATAAACAAGATGAAAATTATATTGCAACTCATGTTACAATAGCTTTGTATCAAAGAATTAATCTTGATATTGGTATTCCAAGTTTTTATAAAATAAATTTCAATAACAAAATTAAAAAAGGTTCTCTCAGAGTTTCTTCTTTTGATTATGTTGATGAACATAATAATTATATAAAAAACTGTTACTTAAAAGAAAGTAATGATTTTGATGGAAATGTTTCTGTGGTTAATGATATTTCAATTTCAGGCAAAACAGAAACTACTATGGTAGCTAAGAATATCGCTAAAATTGATTATGAAAATGGTTTATTTAAACTTGAAACATTTCTGCCATATATGGCAGAAGGTAAAACAGAATTAATTGTTACTGTTGATCCAGACACATTTATTATTTCTCCATCAAAAGAACAAATATTGGCTGTTCTTGAAGAAGATATTGAAATTACACCAGAACCGTTTGTT